ATGACAAGCAACAATGATGTGGTTCGAGCCCGAATAGACGGGCACATCAAAGAGGAAGCCACATACGTACTGGCCGGAATGGGGCTATCTGTTTCTGACGCCATTAGGATCCTGCTCACTCGCGTTGCATTCGATAAAGCACTTCCTTTTGACATCAATCGTGCTCGGTCTCAACCGGACAGTAATAAGCCATGACGTTGTTCCTGAGAAAATATAAAAGCCAAAAGTCACGGGCCTGAATCAATGGATCGCATACAACAGCTCAACTACGAAAAGGACTTTCGCATCGCCTTCTTGGAATCCAAGGGAGACGGATTCCAACGTCTGTTCGAGAAGCTGATGTCGAAGGCCCACCCTAACGACTTCATGGCATGCCGACCCTGGGGCAACGTTGGAGATCGTAAGAACGACGGGTATCTACCTTCCTCGCGAATCCTTTTCCAGAGCTACGCGCCGAATGAAATGAGCGCCGCCGAGGCCACCAAGAAGATCAACGAGGACTTCGAGGGGGCCAAAGAGCACTGGGAAAAATATTTCGATGAGTGGACCTTCGTCCACAACGCACCCGATGGGCGTCTGGGCCCCCACATCATCGAAGCACTGGCCAAACTCAGGCAAGACAATCCGAAGATCAGAATCGGACATTGTGGATACGAGGAAATGCTGGCGAAGTTCCGTCAGTTGAGCCTTCAGGATCTTGAATCCTGGTTTGGCCCCTCGCTGACGATGGAAGCGAATGTCAACCTGGGCTTCAGCGACCTGGCCGCTGTGCTCACGCATATCAGCATCACGCCCATACCCACGACGAGCGAGGTGAAGGACGTATCGCCCGGAAAGATCGAGGCCAATCTTCTGTCTCAGGCTGTCGCCGACTTCCTGAAGATCGGCATGCAGAAGTCGCCGCTCGTTGCACAGTTCTTCAATAGCTGGAAGAACCCAACCTACGGCGAGCAGATCGCGCAGGCGTTCAAGAACGAATACGTGGGGCTACGGGATGGAGTTCCTCAGCCCCATCCTGATGAGATATTCGGCCGTCTCGAAGCATGGGCCGGGGGCACGGCGAACACCACGCCCGCGCACAAGGCCGCCGTGTTGGCCGTGATGGCCTACCTGTTCGACAAGTGCGAAATCTTCGAAGATGCTCAAGCGGTGGTGGCGGCATGATCCTGCCATCCAAGCATCTGCCGCAGGATCGTGCGCTGCTGACCGTTGGTGCGCATGTTTTGACGTTCCTCGCTCACCCCAAGACTGTCTCCGCGCTCTGGGAGGAATTGAACAGAAATGACGCTGGCTTGGCGGCGGCGCCCCGGCGCGTTACCTATGACTGGTTCCTGCTCGCCCTCGACCTCCTGTACGCCCTTGGAACCATAGAACTCGAAAGCGGCCTTGTGGCACGGAGGACAGCGTGATCCATCACATCTTCAGCACGCTGCCTAGCTTCAAGAATCTTGGCGATCTGAAGCCCGGCCTGAATGTGCTGCTCGCCCAAAAAACCGAAGGGGCGACCACCAAACAAACACGCAATCGCGCCGGCAAAACCAGTTTCGTTGAGCTGGTGCATTTTCTGCTGGGCGCCGACGCCGGGCCGGACTCAATTTTCCGTACCCCGGAGCTGGCAGAACATGCCTTTGGCATGGACTTCGATCTGAAGTCAGAACGGACGGTGGTCGAGCGCAGCGGTAGTTCCAAAGCCAAAGTCTTCGTGACCTTCCCGCCTGCCGCAAAGGTCAAGTTCTCGGCCACCGAGTGGTGTACGTTCCTCGGCGAGCAAATGTTCGGCCTGAGCAGCCTTGAAGCTGCAGGCAGCAAGCCGCCTTCGTTCCGGTCACTGTTTGCCTACTTTGTGCGCCGACAGGTGAGTGGTGCGTTCATGACACCGGAGAAGCAGGCCACGATGCAGGGCACCGGCGACATGCAAATGGCGCTGATGTTCCTGCTCGGATTGGACTGGCAGATCGCCCGAGATTGGCAAGCTGTGCGTGATCGCGAAAAGACCCTGGAAGAGCTGAAGAAGGCGGCTGGGAACGGCGCGTTCGGTTCAATCATCGGCAAGGCCGCCGATTTGCGTACTGAGCTCACCATTCAGGAAGCCCGTCTCAAGAAGCTCCATGCGGAAGTTGAGACTTTCCAGGTCTTGCCGGAATACCGGGAACTGGAAGTCGAAAGCGCCACATTGACCCGGCAGCTCAACGAGTTGGCCAACGCAAATACCATCGACTTCTCAACCATTCGTGATCTGGAAAGCGCACTCGCCTCCGAGGTTCCTCCGGACCATGAAGACCTTCAGGCGGTCTATCAAGAAGCAGGCATCGTGCTACCTGACTTGGTTAAGCGCCGCTACGAGGACGTAAAGAGCTTTCACGAATCGGTGGTGCGTAATCGCAAGGACTATCTGTCTAGTGAACTCGAAGCGGCCAAGCTGCGTATCGAGCTGCGCGATAGCAAGAAGGCGCAGCTCGACCATCGGCGCGTTGAAATCCTGGGCATTCTCAAGAGCCATGGTGCGCTCGAACAGTTTCTCAAGCTGCAAGGCGAACTGGGGCGACTGGAGTCCAAAGTGGAATCATTGCGGCGACGCTTCGAAGCCGCCGAGCAGCTCGAAGGCAACAAGAACGAGTTGGAGATCGAGCGCAACCGACTCACGATTCGCCTACGGCGTGACTTCACCGAGCAGAAGGATCGACTGGCGGAGGCCATCGTCGCCTTCGAGGAAACATCACAACGCTTGTATGAATCGGCCGGCAGTATGACGGTCGATGAAACCTCCAACGGACCGGTCTTCAAGTTTCCGATGCAGGGCGAACGCAGCAAGGGCATCAAGAACATGCAGATTTTCTGCTTCGACATGATGCTTATGCGGCTGTGCACCAGGCGGCAGATGGGACCAGGATTCCTAATCCATGACAGCCACATCTTCGATGGCGTTGATGGACGCCAAGTCATCAGTGCATTGCGTCTTGGCTCGGAGATCGCGCAGGAACTTGGCTTTCAGTACATCGTCACAATGAATGAAGATGATGCTTTCAAGGAAATCATCGAAGGGTTCAACCTTAACGATTTTGTTCTGCCTGTGCGATTGACCGATGCCAGCGAAGATGGTGGATTGTTTGGCATTAGGTTTGGATAAATTGAATTTGTTGATCGTCAAGCTACAAACACAATAGCGCCCGCTGCTCATCCCACAGCAACGGCGTGCCAGACGCCAGATCAAACAGGGTGACGTGGTCCGGCAATGACTCGTCCAGGATAGCTGTCACGATGTCTGGCGCAAGGGTGGTGAGGTTCACCATCCTGCTGACGTAGGCCCGGTCCATTCCCTCCATCTCAGCAACCTCGGCCAGATTCCGGGCCTTGCCGGATTCGAGCAGCGCAAGCCAACGGTGCCCACGAGCCAGGGCCAGTTGGATCGGTGTGGGCTCACTGTCCCACTTCCTTGGCTGCAAGGCTGTGCCGTCGGGCAGCGTGACCGCCTTACGTCGACCTCGCCGCGTGATCTTGATCGGGATGGTGACGTTGAAACTCCCATTGCTGGCTGCCACCAGGTCGGCGCTGCCAGTCGCATTGATCTTGATCTCGTTCATGCCGTCACCTCATCAACCGACACCTGCTGCGTCTGGAGTTTCAGTTCGGCTGCCAGTCGCTCCAGGCCATTGGGTCGGAATTGCAACTCGACGGTGTGCGGCGTGACCACCACCTTCTTGATCAGTAGGCGAACGATGCGTTCCTGCTCGGCCGGGAACAACTGATCCCAGACCTTGTCGATCTGCAGCATAGCGATGCAGATCTTGGCCTCGTTCACCCCGTCATCCATGGCCGTCATCAGTTTGGCGACTCGTGTTTTGAGATCAGGAGCGCGCAAGATCAGGCGCATCTGCTGGACCACGTTCGCCTCCAGCTCAATCGCCGGCAAGCGCGGCAGAGCGGACGCTCCTGCATGCTCCTTGTTCTCGCGTGTGTGGATGTAGTACCGGTACAGCTTGCCAGCACCCTTGCGGGTCCAGGCCACAGTCAGCGCCCGACCGTCGGCGCCCTCGATGATGCCCTTGAGCAGAAAGGGAATGGTCGCGCGGGTGTTGTTGCCCCGCATGCGTGGACTGATCTTCAAGATTGACTGCACTGCCTCCCAGGTGCTGGGCTCAATCAGGGGCTGGTGTTCGCCCCTGAACCATTCATCCTTGTGCCGCAATTCGCCCAAGTAGGTCCGGTTGCCCAGGAGTTTGTAAATAAGGCCTTTGTCGATCAGCTTGCCCTCGCGGACGTTGCCGTCCTGGGTGGTCCACGCCTTGGAGGTGACGCCGTCCATGCGCAACTCTTTCATGAGCTTGGTCGTGGAGCCGAGTTCAACAAAGCGCGTGAATATATGCCGAATGATCTTGGCCTCGCGCTCATTGGGAACCAGGCGACGGTCTTTCACGTCATAGCCCAGCGGCGGCACTCCTCCCATCCACATGCCCTTGCGCTTGGAAGCCGTGATCTTGTCGCGGATCCGTTCGCCAGTGACCTCGCGCTCAAACTGTGCGAAGGACAGGAGCACGTTGAGCATCAGCCGGCCCATGGAGGTGGTGGTGTTGAACTGCTGGGTGACCGAAACAAAGGAAACGCCGGCGCGTTCGAACACCTCGACCATCTTGGAAAAGTCGGCCAGGCTGCGTGTAAGACGGTCGATCTTGTAGACAACCACGATGTCGACGCGGCCGTCCTCAATGTCATTCATGAGCCGGCGCAAACCCGGGCGTTCCATGTTGCCGCCCGAGAAGCCGCCGTCATCGTAATCATCGGCAACCGGGATCCAGCCTTCGCTGCGCTGGCTGGCCACGTAGGCATGGCCTGCTTCCTTTTGGGCGTCGATGGAGTTGAAGGATTGGTCCAGGCGCTCGTCGCTGGACACCCGGCAGTAGACTGCGCATCGCTGGCGCCGCTTGAGGACTTCGCTCATTTGCCTGCTCCCTTCTTGCCGGTGGTTTTCTTTGCAGCGGTTGACTTCACCCCGAAAAACACAGGGCCAGACCAGGCTGTGCCGGTGATCTCCTTAGCGATGCGCGACAGGCTCTGGTAACGGCGACCATCGAATTCGTACTGGCCATCGACCGTAGCCATGACCCGATACTCCTTGCCTTGGTATTCGCGGGTGAGAACGGTGCCGGCCATGAGCCGGATGTCGCGATCAAACTTCTTGTTTTGTCCAGATTCCAGGATGGCCTGGATTCGGCGCTTGTTGCGGTCGACCATGTTGCGGTCGAGCTTGCGGAACTCGATCTCCTGCAGTCGGTAGGCAATGCGCCGCTCAAGGAACTGGCGGTTGTGGGTAGGGTTGTCTGCGCCGAACAGACTCTTCCAAAGTGCCTTGATGTCAAGCATGGACAGGTCGGGCAAGCTGGTGATTCGTGCCAGCACCGACGGCGGCGTGGCGTAGGGTGATTGCGTGGTGGTCATTTGGACTCCGTGACTTTGGTTGACGAGTCCGTATGAACGCTTCGGGTGCCAGAATAGGCAAGTCCTAAATGGCTCTTCGAGGCCACATTTGCTGACTTCGCGACAGTTTGTTCCCATACCCGGGAAATGCCCCTCGCTAGCAGGGCAGACACCTCGTCCATGCGTTCCGAGACGGACATGGAGTCAGGTGGGCGGCGGTTGATTTCTTGCATTGGTTGCCAGTCCTTGGTGTTCAACAATCGAAGGAAAAATTGTCCTCATAGGGAAGTGGCAAAGCCAGAAGGGAGTTTTAGATTGGTGCGGAAGGATGAGGAAAATATCCAACAGGAGCCCAAAAGCTCAATATGAATGAGGGCCTTTACATAGAGAACGATCGTTCTCTATAATTGCGGCGTGATGAAAGCAATCAACGACCACGAACACCTCTCCACACTGCAGAGCTATTACGCCGAGCATCGAGTGTTGCCGTCCTACGCCCGCCTGATGAGCCTGCTTGGCTTTGCCTCCAAGTCAGCAGTCAAGAAGGTTCTGGAGCGACTAGAGGGGGTTGGCATGCTCGAACGAACCCCCGATGGCGACTGGTCGCCAAGCGAACAATTTTTCGAGCGCGTCATTGCGACCCAGCCCGTTCCGGCTGGCATGCCGATCTCAGCTGACAGCGACGTTCACGAACAGATCACTATCGATCGGTTCTTGATCCAGCAGCCAGCCAAGACAGTGCTCATCCGAGTCAAGGGCGACAGCATGGTGGAGGCAGGCATCCATGACGGCGATTTGGCCGTGGTGGAGCGCAGGACCGACGCCATGCAAGGCGACATCGTGGTCGCGGTCGTTGATGATCAATTCACACTAAAAACACTTGCACGAGACAAAGACGGATATCACCTGTTGCCCGCTAATCCAAATTACCCGGTAATTCGGCCAAGTAATAGCGAGAACGGCAAGCTCGAGATTTTTGGCGTCCTGGTTGGCCTTGTGCGCAAATACCCATGAGGAACCATCGCCATGAAAATCTTCTCTCCAGCCCACTTCCTGCGCCATGTCTCGATGCCAACTCTGCGAGAGTTCACAGATGCTCACCCAATTGCCTCCCGCCTGACCATCGACTGGGACAGTGATCCCGACACTTTGCCGGCCAAGCTCAACGCAGCTATTGAGGCGCTGCATGCGTCGTTGAGTGCCGATAACTTTTCTGCTGACGAAGCTTCGGCGATTGGCGAAGATCTGCGTCTCTGGCAGGATGATCTGCGGCGCGTCCACCTCTTGACCAACGATCTGGCAAGCAATGAGTTCCATGTCGCATGTGCAGACGACACGGAAGCACTCGAAGCTTTTGCCAGTCGTGATACGAGGGAGAAGGCGCTGTGGGTATTTCATGCCCGCGACAAATTGTTCCGTGACGTTGAGTTGAACCTTGCTTTCCAAGCGAAAGCCAATGGCAAATACTGGAAAAAGCACCGTATCGAGGCCGGTCTAGACCTGACAAACGAGCGAGAGAAGTTGGAGGCGTTCAGCCATGAGGTGGCTAAACTCTTCGAAAAATCCGGTGGTGGCAAGAGCACCCATATTGAGCAAAGCGTTCACGCATCGGATGGCAGTGTCCAATTGACCATCTATGTTGAAGGTCCGATCACAGCGCTGGCGCATTTCACCGAAAACAAGTTCAACCGTGTGTCCACGCGTATAGCTCTGGAGACTGCTGTCGTCTATCAACCCGCCACGGGTGTGATCGAGAGTGTGGTCAAGGGCGGATCGAAGAATCACCAGACCGTGCTTCAACTGTTTGGCAAGCATGTGGTCGGTCGTGACATTCAGCCAGAAGAAATTGAGAAGGCTCGCTTCAAACTCAATGAACTGCGGGATGGGCTGCAGACTTTTGACGATCTGTCTCATTTCGGAGTTGAAAAAATCCGCTTACGCCGTGCCCAGTTCAGACCGCGCGCAAACACCGGCACGTCCTTTCGCATCGAAGCATCACCTGAGCAGGATCAGGATGATGCGATTGAACTGGCACACAAAACTCTGAAGGTGCAGCATTCCTTCGAGACAGAGTACAACCTTGATGGCGCATCCGTACTCGTCTACCTAGCACCGGTGGATGGACAAAAGCCCAAGCGGTTCAGCTTTGACATTTATTCGACGGGCTCATCCACGATCAAGAACTTATCGGAAAAGAACCAACCCATTGCCAATGCCGTGCTTCAGTCGCTCAATGTCATTGAGGCCGAGGAGGCAGTCGCTTGAGCTCCGTACAGGTCAATGCCATGGGTCTGCTCTGCAACTTGCTAGAGCAGACCAAGCCGCAGATCAATGGTGCTGCATTGATGGGTGGCGAGTTTGGCGATGGCGGACGTCAACTGATCCATGAGCGGCTGCTTGTCATAGGTCCCTATCTGTCCTATGTAACCTGTCCCGACTGCCAAATTGAATTGGCGCGTGTTGTAAGGACGGTTGGCGTTGATCAAGCCTTACTCCATTGTGATGAGTGCGGTGAGTCGACGGCTGGAGGTGAACTCCTCAAAACCTACACAGTCAGTCTGACCAAATTCGTTGATCGGTTGGCTTCGAGCCTGGAATTACAGACGACCAATCGCAAGCAGATCGACCCGGATGTCTCATGGCGCCTGGGCTTGTACGAGCACAAGCGTGGAAAAGCGCAGACCTGGTATTTTGCGCGGCACCTTGGCCAACCCATGGTTGCCAAGCATCTGCTCGATCAGATCCGCTCAGACCATTCCACCCAGTCGGCCAAGATCCTCACAAGCGCTACAGTGCCATTGCCTGATGGCTCGCCCTTGGCTGGCTACGACGTGGTAAACCTTTCATCCGTGGCACGACTGTCCCAGAGCTGTTTCCTGTTCTTCGAAGACGGTATGGCCTCAACAGTCCAGCAACCCATAGAGGAAATCATGCCGCAGACTTCTCTTAGATACTTGCGCGACAAGGCCTGGGCGTTCGTCGAGGGTGTTAAGTACGAGCTGGAGGGCATGCAGCAGAAAATTCTGCTTGCGCTGATGGATGCCCACGCGCATCGCCTGGAGGGCAAGCAGATCGCAGATCGATGCGGCTCCGATGCATTTCCGTTTCAACCGGCGAAGTATTTCGGCCGGAACAATGAGGTCTACAAAGCCTTCGTCAGGTACGTGCCCGGTGACAAGGTTTATGAGTTGATTGTCAGTAACGAGAATGAATAAATTTTTTGAAATTTTTGGCGAAAGGACGATATGACCCCTGATGGCCACCCAAATTCCCCCACTTATGGCCACCTCAAACTCCTCCACCTGAATTGATCGGGGACAGGGTCTCAACGCCGACACCGTCGGCACCTGTGGGCAGGACGCATGTTCTGGCCTTCCTCGAAGGAAGGCCAAGGAGTGAATGTCTTGAAACCCAACCAACGCGCCACCGTCATCACGCTGCTGGAGCGCAGCACCCCACAGCGTGAGATCGCCCGCATCACGGGCATCGACCGCAAAACCATTCGCAGCTACCACCAGCGCTGGCTTGCCGATATTTCAAATTCCCCCAGGGTGGCCACCGGCTCTGAGGCCGTGGCCACTCAAATTCCCCCACCCTGGCCACCGGCTCGTGCCTCCACTTCCTCCAGTCTGTGCGAAGTTCACCGTGAGTTCATTGAGGCCCAGCTGCTCTTGCGCCGCAACGCCGTGAGCATCTACCAAGACCTGGTTGATGCTCACGGCTTTAGCGCCGCCTACAACAGCGTCAAACGCTTTGTGCGTGCCTTGCGCAAGAAGACGCCCGAGCAGTTTGACCGCCTGTCCTTCCTACCTGGCGAAGAGATGCAGGTCGATTACGGCGAAGGTGCGCCGACCTTGGTACCCGGCTCCGATCGCTACAAGAAGCCCCGCTTATTTGTCGCCACACTGCGCCACTCCCGGCGCAGTTTCCGCCGGGTGGTCTGGAAGTCCAGCCAACAGGTATGGGCCCAATTGCATGAGCAAGCGTTTCGCTACTTCGGCGGCTGCCCCCAGTACGTGGTGCTGGACAACCTCAAGGAGGGCGTGATCAAGCCCGATTTGTACGAGCCCGAGCTCAACCCCGTGTATGCGGCCATGCTCGAGCACTATGGCGTGGTGGCCGATCCGGCCCGCGTGCGTGATCCCAATCGCAAGGGCACTGTGGAGCATGCCATCGGCCACACCCAGGCCACCGCATTGAAGGGCAAGCGCTTTGAATCGATCGAGGCCCAGAACGAGTTCCTGGAGAATTGGGAGACGAACTGGGCCGCCAAGCGCATCCACGGCACCGAGCGCCAACAGGTGCAGGCCATGTTCGAGGCCGAGCGCTCACACCTCAAACCCTTGCCCCTGCTGGGCATGCAGTACTTCACACAAGGGGTACGCACCGTGTGCGATGACAGTTGCGTACGTGTGGACCACAGCAGCTACGCAGCCCGCCCTGCAGCCATTGGCTCCGTCGTGCTGGTGCGCATCTTTGAGCGGCGCATCGAGATTCGGGATCTGCAAGGCGCTTTGCTGCGCACCCACGCCAAGGCCGAGCGGCCCGGCTCAGTGGTACTGCCCGCGCACGAGCGGGTGTTCAACCCATCGCGCGAGACGCGGTTGATCCTGCGCCAGGCCAAAGAAATCGGCCAGCATGCCAGCCGCCTGTGTGAGCTGATGTTTGCAGCCGAGGGCCGGGTGGGCCAAAGAAAGCTCTGGGGCATCGTGGGATTGACCAAACGCTACCCGGCTATCTGCATTGACAGCGCCTGCGCCCAGGCCTTGGAGCAAGGGGTCTACAGCTACAACCATGTCAAGACTTTGAGCGAGCGTTTGTTTGCCAGCGCGATGGCGAGCATGGACGAGGGGGCAAACCATGGCTCTGATGGTGTTGCCGGTGATTCCCTCGAAGAGGGCCTGCTGGCCCAGCAGCATGAGCTCATTCGCCAGGCTGACGAGTATGCGGATTTGTTCACCCATGCGGCCATGCACGCCGGCGCGGCCGTGAGCCGGGCCATGGATGCGGCCCAAGGAGGTCAGGCATGAACATGACCGAGATCGATAACGCTTTGCGTCAGCTGCGCCTGTCGGGCATGCAGCAAACGCTGAGCACACGCGCCATGCAGGCCCAGGCCAGCCAGGAGTCATTCTTGGAGACCTTCGCCGCCTTGCTGCAAGACGAGCTGGAGCGGCGCAGATCGGTGCTGCTCGATCGCCGCTACAAGCGCTCAGGGCTGGATGAGAAGGCCTCCTTGGCAGACTTGGACTGGCGCTTTAACCCCAAGATACCCCGGGCTGCGTGCTTTGAGTTGCACACCTTGAAGTTCATCACCGAAGGGGCCAATGCGTTGATTGTGGGCAAACCGGGCACGGGCAAAAGCCATGTGGCCAAGGCGCTGGCGTACCAGGCCACGCTGCAGGGCTATGACGTGCGGTATTTGGAGGCGGACACTGAGTTTGCGCGGTATGCGCTGGCACCCAGCCAAGACAGAGCGAACATGCTGCGGGCATGGGTCAAGCCGGATTTGCTGATCGTGGACGATTTGTTTCTGGCCAGGCGGATCACGGCGGAGGCGGCAGAAGTTTTGCAGGCGATTGTTCACCAGCGCTACAAACTCAGGCGAGCCATGGTGGTGACATCCAACAGGGTGGTGCAGGACTGGGGCAAGTATCTGGGGGACGTGACCATGGCCAGCACGATCCTGGACAGGTTGATGCACCGCTGCGTGATGCTGGAGTTTGAGGGCAAGAGCTACAGGCTCAAGGAGGCGGCGGCACGCTTGGCCATCCAAGCTGACGCGTCATAATCTGACCGCCCTGCCTGGGGGAATTTGGGGTGGCCACGGGTGGGGGAATTTGAACTGGCCATCAGGGGATATGACGAAAACACTGGTTTCACAGGATCAAATTTCGGCGTGGATGACGTCGGAATTGCAAAAAATCGACGAATGTCAAGATTGCCAAATAAAGGGAATTGTCCCTCTGCAGTTTCCAGATGAAGATGGTTGCAATTGGTCTGATTCGTTGACAGTCAACAGCGGAGGAGTTCCCCCCGAAATATTGGTCCCTCATGTAAGAAGGATAGTTGCAGAGGCAAAGACAAGATTTAATTTGGAATGATTGAGGTGGGTGAATTGAATTTCAAAACTGCAAAATGTGAGCGCTCAGGTGAGCAAATCCTCTTATCCGACGGATGGATTGTCTGTAACGCGCCATCGGGTGAATGGTCGTTTGTAAGTATCGATGCGAACGAGAACACGTTTGACTACCACGTGGAGCTAACTGCTTTGGTCAAATCGCCTGAAGCGTTGGTTGATTGGCTTGCGCACATAGGCGAAAAAACGTGGTTCAAGCCGGAAAAATTTTTTGAATTTTTCAAAAAATTTCGAAAAGAAAACAATATGTACGGATGTCTTTGATGAATTTCTAAACTTTTCCCTGACTGACCTGATGGTTTAGGCGGTCAACACCATTCGCTATCAATAACCCGGCTCCTGTCCGCAGGAGGCCGGGTTTTTTGCATTTTGTTCGCACGATTTCGATTTGCAGAACCCTTCTGCCGAATCTGCCGAACGGTTTCCAGAACCTGCCTTGAAAAACTGCAAGCACTGGTTAGCGCGGCTCCCCAGCCGCACGAAACAGGCCCTTTTTCACCTTCAAGGAGATTCAATTGCAACCCACAGAACCCGTCCGACATCTCAACCAGCGGCAGCTTGCCGAACGCTGGGATTTGAGCGAAGCCACCCTGGAGCGCTGGCGCTCGGAGGGCATCGGCCCCGTCTTCCTCAAACTGCAAGGCCAGGTCCGATACCGGATCGAGGATATCGAAGCTTTCGAAGTCGACAGCCTGCGCAAGAGCACGTCCGAGCGTGAAGTCAGCGGAGGTGCAGCATGAGCGCCGATGTGACTTTCACGCCCGAGCAGGTGCTGGCCACCCCGGCTGGCACGCTGGCGCGGCAACCTGCCGAACTGTTGTTCAGCATCAAGAATGCCGCTGCCGATCTACTGGCCGCCGGCAAAGCCCTGAGTGATCACATCGATCAAGCCATCGACTTCAAGTGGAGCGAGCGTGCTCGCAACTTGCGCCATGACGCTGGCAAGGACACCGGGGTCGTGCATTTCGATGACGGCGATGTGCGTGTCACCGCAGATCTGCCCAAGAAGGTCGATTGGGACCAGACCCGCCTGGCAGAAATCACGCGCCGTATCACGGACAGCGGCGACGACGCCAAGCAGTACATCGAGATCAGCTACCGCGTCAGCGAAACCAAGTTCAACGCCTGGCCCGAAACCCTCAAGTCCGCCTTCGAGGCTGCTCGCACTGTCAAGACAGGCAAGCCGTCGTACCGCCTCGCCCTCATGAAGGAGTAATTGCCATGTTCTTCAATAAGAAAACCGCTGTTCAGAAATTGCGTGAGCGCCCTGACTGGTACGTGCGCGAACTGCCCGAGGAAATCTTCGTTCCGGCACTTGATGGCCATCGCCCAGATGACATGACCATCGCGTTGGAAGACGCAACGCTGGATGAGCTGGCTTTTGCCATCGTCGGCATCGAAGCCAAGGTGGCTCAGGCCCGCCGTGGCCTAAGCGGTCTGCGTGAAATGTACGAACAGGCTCGTAAACGCGGTGCTACAGGTAGCAACACGGTGGCTGAGGTGTTTTTTGGTGACGAGTTCGGGGAGGTTTCCAAATGAGCCTGCCCATCATTACCGCTGACCAGCGCCTGGCTGAGCGCCGTGGCGTCAAGGGCGTGCTGGTCGGGAAGTCCGGGATTGGTAAGACCTCCCAACTCTGGACGCTGCCTCCCGCATCCACTTTGTTCTTCGATTTGGAGGCAGGCGACCTGGCCGTCGAAGGCTATGCAGGCGACACCATCCGTCCTCGCACTTGGCAGGAATGCCGTGACTTCGCGGTGTTCATCGGTGGCCCTAATCCGGCGTTGCGCGATGACCAGCCGTACAGCGAAGCGCACTTTCAGGCCGTGTGCCAGCGCTTCGGTGATCCGGCCGTACTGGACAAGTACGAGACGGTGTTCGTTGATTCGATCACCGTGGCCGGTCGCCTGTGCCTGCAATGGTGCAAGGGCCAGCCACAGGCCTATTCCGAGAAAACCGGCAAGCCAGACAGCCGTGGAGCCTACGGCCTTATGGGCCAGGAAATGATTGGTTGGCTGACCCACCTGCAGCACACCCGCAGCAAGAACGTCTGGTTTGTCGGGATCCTCAACGAGGCTCTGGACGACTTCAACCGCCGGGTTTTCACGCTGCAGATTGATGGCTCCAAGACCGGCTTGGAGTTGCCCGGCATCGTCGACGAGGTTGTCACGCTGGCCGAGGTCAAGGCAGACGACGGCAGCAGCTACCGCGCCTTCGTGTGTCACACGCTCAACCAGTGGGGTTACCCCGCCAAGGACCGCAGCGGTCGCCTTGATGCCATTGAGGAGCCAGACCTCGGTCGCCTGATGCGAAAGATCGCCGGCCCCGCGCGTCCTGCCAGTGAACGCCTGGACTTTGCACGTCCCCAGACCGGCACCGCCGAGCCTGCCCCCAACACCACCCCCGCCATTACTTCTCAGGAGTCCTGATCATGACTTTTTTCGATTTCAACTCTGCCGCCGAACAATCCAGCTACGACCTTATCCCCAAGGGCACGGTGGTGCGCGTGCGCATGACCGTCAAGCCTGGTGGCTATGACGACCCGTCCCAGGGTTGGACCGGCGGCTACGCCACGCGCAGCCTGACCACTGGCTCTGTTTACCTGAACTGCGAATTCGTGGTGCTCGATGGGCCGTTCGCCCGTCGCAAGATGTGGTCGCTGATTGGGCTGTACAGCGCCAAGGGTGCTGAGTGGACCAACATGGGGCGGACCTTCATCAAGGCCATCCTGAACTCCGCACGCGGGATCAACCCGAACGACAACAGTCCGGCAGCGCAAAACGCTCGTCGTATCAGCGGGTTTTCGGATCTGGAGGGCATCGAGTTCGTCGGCAAGGTCGATTGGGAAAAAGACCAGAACGGCCAGGACAAGTGCGTCATCAAGTCAGCCGTAACCCCGGACCACAAGGAGTACGCATCGCACATGAATGGTGCCGCACCTGCCGTAGCCTCGGTCTCCAGCGCCACTGCATCCAACGCTTATGCGCAGGCCACCGGACGCGCGCCGGTGCCGGGTCGTCCCAGCTGGGCTCAGTAAGGGGGAGTTGCCATGATTCTTCGCCCCCGCCAAGCCTTGCTTGTGCAGAGGACCCTCGCGGCCCTCGGCGAGCATGGCAATACCCTGGCCGTTGCGCCCACCGGGTCGGGCAAGACAGTGATGCTGTCGGCTGTGGCCGGCAGCCTCCTGGCTGAGCCCGATGCCAAAGCCTGCATCCTGGCCCACCGCACTGAGTTGACCGGGCAGAACCGCTCGAAGTTCGAGCGAGTGAATCCGCGCCTCAAGACCTCGGTGTTTGATGCCAACGAGAAGTCGTGGGCTGGCAACGCCACCTTTGCCATGGTGCAGACGCTCTCCCGTGGCGCCAATCTGGACCAGATGCCGACGCTGGACCTGTTGATCATTGACGAGGCCCACCACGCGGTCTCGCCCAGCTACCGCGAAGTGATTGACCAGGTGTTGATCAAGAATCCCAAGGCTGCCATCTGTGGCCTGACCGCCACCCCAAACCGGGGTGATGGCAAGGGCCTGCGTGAAGTGTTCAGCAACCTGGCCGATCAGATCACGCTGGGGGAGATGATCGCCAGCGGCCATCTGGTACCGCCCAGGACCTACGTGATCGACGTTGGCACCCAGGATGCCTTGCGCAAAGTGCATCGCACGGCCACCGACTTCGACATGAATGAGGTCGCGTCCATCCTGAACAAGACCCTTATCACGGAGTCGGTGATCAGCAACTGGAAAGCCAAGGCCAGTGATCGCAAAACCATTGTGTTCTGCTCGACGGTGGAGCATGCCAGCGATGTGTGCAATGCCTTCAATCAGGCCTGCGTTCACGCTGTTCTGATCCACGGTGAGTTGTCTGACGCTGAACGCAAGGAGCGTCTGGCCTCATATGAAACCGGTCGCGCCCAGGTGGTGGTCAATGTTGCTGTGCTGACCGAGGGCTACGACTACACGCCCACGTCCTGCGTGGTCCTGTTGCGCCCGAGTTCCTACAAATCCACCTTCATTCAGATGGTGGGTCGGGGCTTGCGCACGGTTGATCCGCAGGAGTTCCCTGGCGTGGTCAAGACCGATTGCATCGTCCTGGACTTTGGCACTGCGAGCCTCATGCATGGCGCGCTGGAGCAGGAAGTCAATCTTGACGGTCACGACCATGATGGTGATGCGCCCACCAAGGATTGCCCGGAGTGCGGTGCCATCGTTCCTCTGGCCGTGATGGAGTGCCCGTTCTGCTTCCATGTCTGGGAACCGACCGAAGCACCGGATGGCGGTGTGCTCGACAAGTTCATCATGAGTGAGATCGACTTGCTCAGTCGCTCCAATTTCCGCTGGTGCGATCTTTTTGGCAGCGACGATGCGCTGATGGCCACGGGATTCACAGCCTGGGGAGGCATCTTTTTCCTCAACGGTCGCTGGCATGCGATTGGTGGTGGCAAGGGGCTCAACACTCGGCTGCTGGCGGTCGGCGAGCGCACGGTCTGCATGGCCAAGGCGGACGACTGGCTCAACGACAACGAGTCCGAAGACTCTGCCCACAAAACACGCCGCTGGCTCAACGAAGCTCCCACACCGAAGCAGTTGCAGTACCTGCCGCCTGAGCTTCGGGCCGATTACGGTCTGACGCGCTACCAGGCGTCCGCGCTGCTGTCGTTTCGTTTCAACCGCAATGCCATCGTGCGCCTGGTCAATGCGGCCAATGACGCGCATGCCCACCCAATCCTGGAGGCTGCGTGAAATGTGCTGTCTGCCATCGAAAAGCCAAGGGGTTCGGCTGGTTCAACACGCGCGTTCGCAGATCCGACCCCAATCGCTACAACGACAAGTGGGTGTTCTGCTCCCGACGATGTCAGGAGGCCTTCTCCACGCTCATGAACAAAACGGAGGGGCAAATGATCGACCCCAGTGATATGGAAGTTTCAGCCATGCAGTCCTGTCTTAAGCCGCTGGGCGAATACGTTGGCTCAATCGGCATGGATCGGCCTCTGGCCGATTACAGCCGCGACGAGGTCCTCACGGTCATTGATGTGGTCGTCACCCACTACCAGGACCGCATGATCGAAGAGCACGAACGCATGGCTGCCAAGGAGCGTGCGTTCCTCGAGCAGCGTATTGCCACGCAGGCCGCAGGCCGGCAGCAAGGACGGTTGTGATGCTGGACTTCAATCACCGTCCCAAATTTCATGAACAGGTCGGTGCACTCATCGATGAGGCACTGGCACGCGAACGCGATGCCCAGACGCCGCGCGACTATCTGGGCGCATCTCGCCTTGGCGTGTCGTGTGAGCGTGCGCTGCAGTACGAGTACACCCGCGCGCCGGTAGATCCAGGGCGGGAGTTCTCGGGCCGGTTGCTGCGTATCTTTGAGGTGGGCCACGAACTGGAAGACCTGGCCATCCGTTGGCTGCGTCTGATCGGATTCGATCTTTACACCCGCAAAACGCAGGGCGGGCAGTTCGGGTTCTCCGTGGCTCGTGGCCGGATCAAGGGCCATGTCGACGGAATTCTGAACGATGGGCCGCCGGTACTTGGCATGGGCTATCCCGCGCTTTGGGAGTGCAAGACCATGAACGACAAGTCCTGGCGTGACACGGTCAAAAACGGCGTGGCCAAGTCCAAGCCGGTCTACGCCGCCCAGATGGCGATCTACCAAGCCTACATGGAAGCCAGCATCCCGGGGATTTCGCAGAACCCCGCGCTTTTCACAGCCATCAACAAAGACAGCCAAGAGATATGGTTCGAGTTGGTGCCCTTTGATGGCGGGCTGGCCCAGCGGATGTCTGATCGCGCCGTGCGTGTCATTACGGCCACCGATGCCGGTGAGGTGCTGCCCCGATTCTCGACCACGCCAACCCACCAGGAGTGCCGCTTCTGTTCATGGCAGGAACGCTGCTGGGGTGGGTCTTGATGCATGTATCGAGTAACAGTTTCTCCAGCTACTTCGACTTCAACGATGCAGCGGATCGCACATCTGGGACGACAGAAGACGTCGAAGGATTGCGCCATGCGTTGATCGATCGGCTCGAATCCGTCCTGCTGTTTCTGTTCCCCCAGGGGCGCATCCGTGGCGGGAAGTTCTACGTGGGTGACATTGATGGCTCACCCGGCAAGAGCCTGGTCGTTGAGATGGAGGGCGCGCGACGCGGGCTCTGGTTCGACTTCGCCACCGATATGGGTGGCGATGTGTTTGATGCCTGGGGCCTGTCGCGCAACCTGTCCGTCAAGACAGATTTCACCCGGATCCTTGAAGAGGTGCGCCAGTGGTGTGGCGCTGCGCCACCCATCGGAAAATCCATCAAGCGCAATGTCCGGCAGCAGCCGGTCGATGAACTTGGCCCCTACACCGCCACCTGGGACTATCAAAGTGCCGACGGCACGCTGATCGCCCGGGTCTACCGCTATGACCCAGAGCCTGGCCGCAAGGAGTTCAGGCCCTGGGATGTGCGCGCCCGGATGTGGCGTGCCCCAGATCCGCGTCCGCTTTACAACCAGCCAGCAATGGCGTCAGCCAGGCAGGTGGTACTTGTGGAGGGGGAGAAGTGCGCCCAGGCTTTGATTGAGCTTGGGGTGGTGGCCACCACCGCCATGAACGGTGCGCGCGCGCCCATCGAAAAGACCGATTGGTCGCCCCTGAGAGGCAAGGATGTGGTGATCTGGCCTGACCGGGATCTCCCAGGCTGGGATTACGCGGAAAGTGCAGCCAAGGCCTGCGTCGCGGCGGGCAGTCGCTCGGTCTCCATCGTTGTGCCGCCCGAATCCAAACCCGAGAAGTGGGATGCCGCCGATGCGGTCGACGAAGGCTTTGACTGCAAGGCCTTCATCTCAGCTGGCGAGCGCATCACGGTCAAAGTCAGCGCCTCGGCCCTGCCCATCTACAGCATGGGCGAGGTCCTGGATGACGACACCCCTGTGCCACCTGATCTCGTCTCCAACCGGATCGTCATGCACGGTTGCGTCACCGTGTTCGGCGGTGCGCCCAAGGTCGGCAAAAGCGACTTCCTGCTGGCGTGGCTTGCCCACATGGCTGCTGGCGTGGCGTTCTTGGACATGGTGCCTGCGCGACCGCTCAAGGTCGTCTACATCCAGGCCGAGGTTCGTTACCCGTACCTCAAGGAGCGCATGCACAACATCGTACTGCCCAAGGAAGCATTGGCGCTTGCCCGTCGCAATCTGATGGTCACGCCCCAGTTGCAGCTGGTGCTCAACGACGAGGGACTGGAGCAGCTGATCCAGGCCATCAGCACCCACTTCGCAGGCGAGCCGCCAGACATCATTGCCATCGATCCAATTCGCAATGTGTTCGATGGTGGCAGTGTCGGGGGCGAGAACGACAACGACGCAATGATGTTTTTCCTCACGCGTCGGGTCAACAAGCTGCATCTCGCGATCAATCCGGACGCTGGCGTGATCCTGGTTCACCACACCAAGAAGATCACCAAGCGCCAGTTCGAGGAAGACCCGTTCCAGGCCTTTGCTGGTGCGAGCAGCCTTCGCAGCTATTACTCGGCGAGCCTGATGTTGCACCGGCCGGATGAGTCGACCACGGTGCGCCAGCTGATCTTTGAACTTCGCAATGGCCCGGGCCTGCCCATTCGCTACGTCGACAAGGTCGACAACCAGTGGGAGATCGTGAGGGACAGCGAGCGCCTGGTGCTCAAGGAGTACGGCCATCGGCTCGATGCCGAGCGGCTGCGCAAGCTCGACGTGATCCTGCAGATCCTCATCGACGAAGCGCTCAAGGGCAACTGCTACACAGCCAATCAGTTCGCCGAGGCATTCGAGGGCAAGGCTGGTCTGGGCGGCGAGCGCACCATCCGTGAACGCCTGTCGGCCCTGGCCACGCAGGGCTACATCAAGTATTTCCGCAATGCACAGGACTACGGGCTGCCCTCCATAGGGCGCTCCAAGTTTGGCTACCTGTGCGTCGAGGGCATGGTGGTCAACCTGCCCCACGGCGAGCCGGATCCGGACACCGGCGAGGTGCCAACGGTCTCCCTGCCCGTCCTTCCCACTCACTACAAGTGCCCGCTTTCCGGGGCAGCGATGCCCGTTGAAAACCCGGAAGTGTGGGTGTACCCCGAAAACAGCAACGACCCACAGGAGTCCGAATGAACACGATTTGCCAAGATAGAGACCTCACGTACGGCGCGTTGGCGCGCGCTCGCATCGGTCCGCAGCAGCACGCCTATGCCGGAATGTGTCGCGCTTTGGAAAACACTCGCATGGGCCCGCATCTGTGCGATGCCACACACATCGACACGCAGGAGCAAGTTGGCAAAACAGGGGCCGGAAGTTGGCAAGATTTTGCCAACTGGATTCAGTTGGCAGACCGTTGCCAACTTAATTCCTTTTCAAATCAACTGCTTACGAGTTTTCCGCTTCAGTTGGCAGTTGGCAGTTGGCAAAAGTTGCCAACTGAGCCAAGTCCTTGTTTTTATTCACTTTCTACCCATTCCGAAGTTGGCGAAATCTCCCCCTCCTACTACGTAGGAGAGGGGGCTGATGCCCTCTCTCCGTTACGTAGGGAGAATGCCAGCGTGCTCAATCTGGTGCCGGTCTCGCGCACCGTGGTCATGGCGATAGATCTGGGGACCACGACCGGATGGGCCATGCGAACACTGGATGAGCAGGTCGCCCATGGCTTTGCCAGCTTTCGGCCCAGCCGCTACGAAGGCGGCGGCATGCGCTACCTGCGCTTCAAACGCTGGCTCAGCGACATGCGCCACCTGGCCACCGAAATCCACAGTTTGTATTTCGAGGAGGTTCGCCGCCATGCCGGCGTCGACGCCGCTCATGTCTACGGCGGACTGCTGGCCACGCTCACGGCCTGGTGCGAGCACCACAACATCCCCTACCAAGGGGTGCCTGTGGGGACGATCAAGAGGCACGCCACCGGCAAGGGCAATGCCGGTAAGACGGAGGTGATGGACGCGATGCGGGCACTTGGGCATCCGGTGACCGATGACAACGAAGCAGATGCGCTGGCACTGCTGCACTGGGCTTTGGACACACAGGAGGGATGACATGGTTGCAGCAACACTTCAATGGACAACGGATGACGTTGCCAACTGGCTGATCGAAGCCGCTCGCACGGCGCATCGCCTGCCGCCGGTCAGGGTGCAGGGCTACTTCAACTGCTGGCCCACCATCGTGCGCACCGAGTACGAGCGCATGGCCCGCGACGACGCACCGGTCTATCGCTTTCCACCCACTCCGGTCGAGGTGGATCGCATGCTCGTGGTCATGCAGTGGGTCCAGTGCCTGGATGTGGAGCAACGCAAGCTGGTGTGGATGCGGGCTGAACGCTGGCGCTGGTACGACATCGGTAAACGCTTCGGTGTGGCTCCGCGCACGGCGCAAAGGCACTGGGAGGTCGCGATTCAGACTATTACTGAACATATTTCGCGTGAATGTTGATAGACGTTGCTTGGCGCATCCTGCCCATGCCAAATGATGCGAACAAGTGAGGAGAAAACGCGAATTTCGAGGTGTCGCGTTTTGCCCGGATTCACGATAAATTCTGTCTACGGTCGCGAGAGATGCGCCTCCGATCCAACAGCTTCACGAACCCGCCCGGTGGCCCATGTGGCAATACCCGGCGGGTTTTTCATTTCTGGTCCTCATGAATCCCATCCACATCGAATACCGCCAGGTCGACGCACTGATCCCCTATGCCCGCAATGCCAAGCAGCATTCGGAGGCACAGGTGGCCCAGATCGCGGCCAGCATCCGGGAGTTCGGCTGGGGCGCTCCGATCCTGATCGATGGCCAGAACAACGTTATCGCTGGTCACGGCCGGCTATTGGCAGCCCGCAAGCTCGGTCTGCCCGAGGTCCCGGTTGTGCCGCTGGAGCACCTGTCCGACACCCAGCGTCGCGCCCTGATCCTGGCCGACAACAAGATCGGCGAGAACGCGTCTTGGGAGGATGACCTGCTGGGCATTGAGTTGGCAGATCTGAAAGACGCGGGCTTCGATCTGGGCCTGACTGGCTTTTCGCAAGAGGAGTGGGAAGCACTGATCGCTGGTGAGGAAGCCACGAAGGATGGCCTCACCGATGAAGATGCCGTGCCCGAGGTCAGCGAGACACCGATCTCAAAGGCGGGTGACATTTGGATCCTGGGTGAGCACAAGGTGCTGTGTGGTGACGCCACCAAGGTCGATGATTTCAAGGCCCTGCTGGGTGAGGAACTGGTCGACATGACCTTCACCGATCCGCCCTACAACGTGAACTACGCGAACACGGCCAAGGACAAGATGCGTGGCAAAAACCGCCCCATCATGAACGACAACCTTGGCGAAGGCTTCGGCAGCTTTTTGTTGGACGCATGCACGAACATCCTGACGCACACCAAAGGGGCGGTCTACATCGCCATGAGTTCATCTGAACTGGACACGCTGCAGTCTGCCTTCCGAGGCGCGGGCGGTCGCTGGTCCACGTTCATCATCTGGGCCAAAAACACATTCACGCTCGGACGCGCAGATTACCAGCGCCAGTACGAGCCCATCCTTTACGGCTGGCGTGATGGTGCTGACCACTTCTGGTGTGGCGCCCGAGATCAAGGTGACGTCTGGAGTGTCAAGAAGCCACAGAAGAACGACCTGCACCCAACGATGAAGCCAGTGGAACTGGTCGAACGTGCGGTGCGCAACAGCAGCAAGACCCGCGACCTGGTGCTCGATCCATTCGGTGGCTCTGGTTCCACGCTGATTGCCTGCGAAAAATCAGGACGCCGTGCTCGGCTCATTGAGCTTGATCCCAAGTACGTCGATGTGATTGTTCGTCGCTGGCAGGATTTCACCGGTTTGAAAGCATTGAAATCAGATGGTTTGAGAACCTTTGATGAAGGCTCGATAGAAGCAAATCCAGCGTGACGGAAAGCTCAATGGTCGGCGCGCTTGAGATCTCGGTAGAAATTTTCGTGTGGCCCGACCATCAATAGTTTGAGCGTGCCCACATCCATAACACGGTACGCCAGCAAGCACAGCAAATTGCCCATGCGAAATTTGTGGACCTGCACACCGGCCAGGTCACCAATTTTGGCCTCACCGATGTCAGGCTGACTAGCAATGGCCCGAACGGCTTCATCCAACGCCAACTTTTGTTGGCGGTGCAATTTCTTGACCGCGCGATCGAAGGTCGGGGTGACAAGAATGCGCATCAGCTGAATTGGTATTCACCGATGGGTTGTTCCTGATCCGCGACCAAAATGTCACGGATCACGCTGAAGGGTAGATCGGGGTTCTCAGCCGCGATCTTGCCAATTTGCGACCAGTACTCAATTTGCTTGGGAACCGAGCGGTGTTCGATCGTGCCGTAGCGCTTGGCGCTCTCAACCAGGGTTTCTGGCAGTTTGACATTGATGGACATGAGGACCTCCGTTGATAGGTCACATTTTATTCCAAAAAGGTCCAAAAGGGAACCTTATGGGAATGGTCAGTCGGTGATGCGGTAGAACCGTTGACCACCGGACTCCTTCGCCGATGTGATCTTCAAGCCGAGCTTCTTCTTGAAAGCGCCGGCAAAGGTACCGCGCACCGTGTGCTGCTGCCATCCCGTGGCTTCACAGATCTGCGCGATTGTGGCGCCTTCGGGGCACCTGAGCATGGCAATCACCTGCGCCTGCTTGCTGTTGTCCCGAGTGCGGGGCTTCGCATCTGTCGCCGCTTCAATGATTTCGTCGAGGGCCTGGCTGGTGATGGGTGCCTTGCCAGGTACACCCAGGGCTTCGTAGCCTTCGGCAGCGATGAACCAGTCCTTGCCGTCGTAGGTGATCAAGGCACGTTTGAATAGGCCGTCGATCACCTTCTGGCGGGCACCCCCCTTGATTTTCTCGGGGAACCAGGTGATCTTGCCTTCAGTGTACTGATGGGCATGAGCCAGGATGGCGTGTTGGGCGGGCGTAAGTTGCATGTTCATGGTGTTCTCCGATCAGGATTGGGTGGAAATGGGTGTTTGATTGGTGCTCGCGGCTTTGCGGCCTGCTTCAAAGGCTGCCTGCAGCGCAGCCTTGACACCCCAGACGCTCACGTCGTGGAAGTCCAGCCCGTCGCTGTGCTGGGTCTCTAAGGTCTCGATGAATAGATGCTCTTTGGCGATTTGCTCGATCTGTTGTTTGTTGGGATCTTTGGCGTGCATTCGCTGCTCCTTGGCTTGGTTGATAGTGTTCGTATGAACGCTCTGTTTCCAGAGGAAGCCAAGCGAAATCCCCGAAGCAGTTGCTTCTTTCTTGAATCAGTTGGAAAACCCGGTAAATGCCCCGCAGCGCGCCCACACCCTGTCGATACCCGGGTTGCCAAATGGTGCTGGCGGTCCCCGGTTACTGCGATGCGCACCGACCTGTGATTCACCACGATTACGGTCGCGCCAGACGACGGTTCGATCCTGAGGTCGACTTTTACCGATCTGGCCAATGGCGCTCGGTCAGGGCCAATTTCCTGCTGGAGAGCCCGTTGTGTGTGATTTGCCTGGGTGCGGAGCGCTACGTCCCCGCCACCGTGGTCGACCACATCCTGCCAATCAAAGATGGAGGTGGTCGCTTTGACGTCGCCAACTTGCAGTCGTTGTGCGTGTCTTGTCACAACCGCAAGACCGCACGCGAGACTGCCCAGCGGCGCTGACCCGGGGGTGGGTCTGTTTTTTTGGAGGCCTCGGCGCGGCGATGCGCGCGTGAGGTCAAATTTTTGCGCGTGCAAATTGAAAATCTTTTTTTTGGATCCTCATGCCTGGCCGTAAGCCTTTGCCCGCCGCTGTAAAGAAGATCAAGGGGACGCTGCAGAAGTGCCGAACCAATCCAAACGAGCCGCGCCCCACTGGCCAACTGGGCGAGCCGCCCGAGTACATGTCCGACATAGCCAAGGAGGCCTGGACCTACGCGGTGCAAAACGCGCCACAGGGTTTGCTGTCGTCGCTTGACGCCTCCGTGCTGGAGCGCTGGGCCAACTGTGCGGGACTGTACCGCGAAGCCCTGTCCAAGATCAATCGCGCAGGAGTGGCTGGCATGATCGTGAAGACGCCCAGTGGCATCTTGCGCCGATCGCCGCTGATGGATGTGATACGGGATCTGGCCCAGGAGATGAAGGGCTATGAGTCAGAGATGGGATTCACGCCCGCGTCCCGCTCGAGGGTCCAGGTGCCGCAGGAATCGGTCGACAAGAACGATCCCTGGGCAGAAATTGCAGGCTGACGATCAGATCAATGATTGATTGAGGCGCAGCATCAGTGTCATTGGATGTGCAGGTGACGCCTTGAAACCGTAGTACTCGTAGAACTGGCGAGCACGATCGTTGATGGCGTGGACAAGCATGGCTCGCACTCCCGTGTTTTGGGACACCAGTACGCAGCGCTGCAACGCATCCTGAAGCAAGGCAGCGCCCAGTTTCATTCCTTGTGCGCGGGCATCGACCGCCAAGCGGGCAAGGACCATCACCGGAACCGGATCAGGCATGTTCTGGCGAATGGACCGTGTTGCATCTTGGTGCGCGACGGCTCCCGCTGCCAAAGCGTAGTAGCCCATGACCTCACGCTCATTGGTCGTGACGACGAAAGTTCGGCTGGCACCGCTGGTTTGGTTGCCCTGCGCGCGGCGCTTGAGCCATTCGTCGAGCACAGATTCGCCGCAAGCGAATGAATTGACCTGGTGATCCGGTGACAGCGACTCGGGAGGGCGCAAATTCATGCGCCAGCCCAAGGTGCCTTGACTGCAAGCAGGCGCTCAAGCCCACGATTGGGTTGCACAGGAGCATCCAGCAGAGCAGTGAACTGTCGAAATTTTTCGTCATCAAGGCTGAAGAACACCTGGTCGAGCAGTACCGACTGGGCCTTGTCGCAGGCAGCTTCCAGCATGAAGTCAGACCGGTTTTTACCCAGCAGGTGCGCGGCCTGGTCGATCAGGTCGCGCTGCTGAGGCAGGGCTCGCAAATTAATGGCGGCGTCACGCATAGCTATCTCCAAATGAATACACAACAGATACACAAATCCTAGCCGGATGTGTAGCTAATGTCAATACACGGCTGAAATCTCCCTTACATGACCGCCCAAACCCAAACGGCCAAGATCGCCAGGCAGTACGCCGAGCAGGTGGTGGCTGGTGAAATCCTTGCCTGCCGATGGGTGCAGCTGGCTTGCCAGCGGCAACTGAACGATCTGGCGCGCTTCAAAGGCAAGGGCAGCCTATTTCGCTTCAACCCGAAGCTGACCGATCGGGACGGCCGGGCCTTTCACCCGGCAGACAATATTTGCGCCTTCATTGAGCGACTGCCGCACGTGAAAGGGCCGTTGGCCGGCAAGTTGATGAACTTGGAGTGTTGA